CGTGTTGAATGCTGCGGCCCAAGCGGCGTTCGTGAGCCACGAGGCCCATTCGTACTTTTTGTCGGCGTGTAGTTTGGATTGCACCGCGCCGTAGTCTGCGCCTTGCGGGAAGTTCGACACGAAATACTTGAGCCCGTCGGCGCAAGCGTTCCAAGTCTTAAGGAGGGTCTTTGTCAATTGCACGTGATACTCCGGGTGATTGGTGAAAGTAATTGCAGTATGAATTATAAATTAGGAACTGACAAACGTGTCAGTTTCTTAAATGACGCGCGTCACAGCTTGAAACAGCGTCCCATCGGGAAGCGTGTCAACATATCCGGCTTTTGTACGCCAAACGCCGTTGCATGCCGTGCATCGAACCGAGCTATACGCGCTCGGAGTGTAGCGGTACCCCGCAAATGCCGAATGGCTGCAATTGCGTTGCACGACGACCCATCGGGCGCGGTCGGGTTTCTCGCACCGACACGGGGTGTCCCCGCTCATTTCGCCGCCCTCGGGCGCGTCTTGCGGCTCGTGCCGCCCGTCGCGTCGAGGTACGCCGCGGCGCCCGCCTCGGTCATCTGTAGCGTTGCGTCGCGGCTCGTGCCGCCCGCCCACACTAAACCTTTTTTGACGAGGCTCGACACGACGCCCGCAACGGACGCCGAGGCGATGCCGCATTCCTCAGTCACGCTAAACGTCCACACGGGGTCGGTCAACACGTCGCCATATTCGCTCGCGTCGAGCGCCTCTAAAACCTTCAATTCGCTCACCGTGATTTTCATAGTCCGCGTCGCTCCGTTCGTTTCGTGTGGTGCCATTCTGTGCGTACCTGACACGCGTGTCAACTCGCAAAATGCCAACCGGGTCACAAATCCCGAATTACCCATGTTCCCGGGAACATAGCGCCCCGTGCCGCGTTCGGGCATAATCCGGCCATGCTGTCAAAACTTCGCGCGTGGCTAGCCGCTAAGCTAGCGCCCCTACGCCCAAGGCCGAGCCCGCGCGTAAGCCCTTGAATATGCAACGGCTATTAGCCGCCGCGATGCAATCCGAAACGCCCATGCCGGGCCATCCAGTACGCCCGGAGCGTCCCCCGGACGGTTTACCTATTCTGCCGCCGGGCGTCGTGCCGCCCGCCTCTGCGGTCATGGCGACCGATGCGCTACCGGGCGAAGTCAAGCGCCAAGGCGTTACGATGGATTCGGCTTGCGGCGGCGTGACGCCCGCGTGGGGATTTGGGGCGGCCTCGGGTTATGGTAACGGTTTCTGGTTTCCCGGGTATCCGTACTTAGCCGAATTGACGCAAATCAGCGAGTACCGGGCGCCGTGCGAAACGATCAGTACGGAAATGACCCGCAAATGGTTTGAGATACAGAGCAAAAACGGCGGCGACAAGACCGACAAAATCGCCAAAATCATGGCGCGGCTCGACGAGCTAAAAGTACGTGAGCTATTCCGCCGGGCCGCGCTGCTCGATGCGGAATTTGGCCGGGCTCAAATCTACATGAACGTCGACGACGCGGACGACCGCACGCGACAGCTACCGCTCGAAATCACGCCCGAGGGCATCAAGAAAGGCTCGCTCAAATCGCTTTCGTGCATTGAGCCGTATTGGTCGACGCCGTACTCGTGGAACGCCGCCTACCCCGAGCGCGATGACTTCTACAAGCCGACCTCGTGGTACATCATGGGTCGTAAAACCCACGCCACGCGGTTGCTGACGTTCATTGCGCGCGAAGTTCCCGCCTACAATTTCAGCGGAATATCGCTGATTCAGTTAGGCGAAATGACGGTGAATATGTGGCTGCGCACGCGCAAAGCCGTCAACGATCTAATCAATAATTTCTCGATCCCCGTACTATCTACCGACTTATCGGCCACGCTTGAAGAAGGCGGCCCGGAAGGCGGCGGCCTATTCGCCCGCGTGCAGGCATTCACGCTCATGCGTAATAACCAGTCGGTTGCGGTAGTGAACAACGGTACGGAAGAATTAAAATTTGCCGAGGCGACGCTCGCAAGCCTCGACAAGCTACAGGCGCAGTCGCAAGAGCACATGGCGGCCGTGTGGCATACGCCGCTCGTCAAGATATTCGGCCTGACGCCAACCGGGCTAGGCGCGACGGCTGAGGGCGAAATACAAGTTTGGTACGATTGGGTCAACGCGTCACAAATTCAGTTTTTCCAACCGCACCTAGAAACCATGCTCAAGGCCGTACAATGCGACCTATTCGGCGCTATCGATGACGACCTCGTAATCCATTGGGTCACGCTCGACGAGCCCACACAGAAAGAGCTAAGCGAGATTCGCAAGAGTGATTGCGAAATGGACGCGAGCAACATACAGGCGGGCATCATATCGCCCGACGAGGCCCGCGCCCGTTTGCAATCCGACCCCGACTCGGGATATACGAATCTGACCGGCCCCGCGCCCGAGCCCGAGCAAACGATGGTTGACGAAGACGGCAATCCAGTCGACCCGGACGCGCCGCCGTCCGAGGGCGACGACGAGGGCGACGACGAGACGCCCGAGGTTGACCCGAGCGACGAGGCACAGAAAAACCGTGACCACGAAGCCGAACAGAATGACCTCGACCGCAAGCACGAATTGAAGTTAGCCGCGGCGAAAAAGCCCCCGGCGATACCGATAAAGGCTAAGACGAAAGGTTGACGACTGCCCGGCGCGCGGCCTGCGACAAATACCCCCAAGCGCATTGGTACCTATTCGGGACGGCTCGCGTTAGTTGACACGCACGTCGAGGGCGGGCATAGTCGGCGCACATGCGAAAACCTGACCTTGTCATAGGGCCGCCCGATAATCCGTATATGCTGCGATGGCACATTCTACGGTTCCGGGGCTGGCAATTATCCTTGCACAAAATCTGCCGCGACGACGATGACCGGGCGTTGCACGATCACCGCGCCGACAATATCTCACTGATATTGAATGACGGATATTTTGAGGTATTGCGCCCCAAAGGCGCCACGCGCGACGTGTGGAAATTCCGCTGGCCGTTGCGCCCGTACTTTCGCAAGGCTGAGGATTTACACCGCATTGTCATCCCCGGTTACGCCCCCGTGTGGTCGCTATGGCTACGCTGGCCGCCGCGTCGCGAATGGGGTTTTATGTGCCCGAAAGGCTGGCGCCATTGGCGCGATTTTTGCGGCGAAGATTATAACGCCGAGGGCGTGTCGACCGTCGGTAAAGGATGCGATTGAAACAACGTAAGCAGTCTATGCGGCAGATATCGGACGCCGCTGCGCTTGAGCGAATACCCCATCAGGACTACGCCCGAGCGGCCCGAGCGATCAAAGACGCGATGAATTATCCGTTGAAATCCGTATCGGGCGAGCCCGTGCGGTTTGTACGCGGGGCACGTACCAGCGACCAATTAACCACAAAGTAGGAGATTGACAGACATGGCGAACAGAGCAAAAACCCTTGCAGATTTTCGAGCCGCGCACGACCCGGACGTGATTATCCCGAATCGCATACGCGCGGGGCTCGCGGCCATCGAAAAAGAGGGCGCCGAGAATTGGCTGAGCGAAGGCGATTTTCTCAAGCTAACAGCGCTCAGCACCACGCAGCTAGCGCAGCACCGCGACAAGTTCGGCGCCCATATCATCGAGCAGTCTAGCGGCCGATCAGGCAAAGCGGGCAAGCGTTTCTATTTCGGCAGTGCTAAAGTAGCTGCGAAACTGAGGTTAAAATAGCCATGCCCAAGACAGCCAAAGAATTCAAATCACTTCACGACCCCGCTACGATCATAGCGGATTTGCGCAAACAGCTAGACGAGGCCCGTACTGAGTCGGACACGGCCGAGGCGTTGCGTGAATACATCGGCACGGCTAAGCTGGCCGTCAACGAATTGCAGGCACCCTCGTGGGTTTACGAGCCTAAGAAAGCCAAGGCCCCGGGCGTGCCTAAAGTCATGCTGTCCGACTTGCATTGGGGCGAGTCAGTGCGCTCGTCGCAAATCGGTGGAGTGAATTCGTTCAATCTCGCCATAGCGCGCCGCCGGTTGCGTCAAGTAATTGAGTCGACGATATTTCTTTGCAGGATTATCGACCCGAGCATGAGCTATCCGGGTATCGTGATCCCGCTCGGCGGCGACATTATTAGCGGTAATATTCACGACGAGCTAGCAGCTACAAACGAATTGAATACGATGCCCACGCTCATGGATATTTACCGTAACCTCGTGGCGACAATCACGCTTATGGCCGACACGTTCGGGCATGTGTTTCTGCCGTGCGTCTCGGGCAACCATGACCGGGATACGAAAAAGACTTGGAGCAAAGATCGCAACCATACGTCATTTGGTTGGCTGTTGTACCAATTTCTCGCGTCGCATTTTGAGTCTGACAAGCGTGTTACGTTCTATATTCCCGACGGTAGTGACGCCCTGTACCGGATTTATGGTACGCGGTACCTCCTTACTCACGGGGATCAATTTCGCGGTGGCGATGGAATCATCGGCCCGCTCGGGCCCGTCACGCGTGGCGAGCAAAAGAAAAACACGCGTAATGCGGCCGTCGGACAAGACTATGACGTGATGGAATTCGGGCATTTCCATAAGCGCATGCTGACAGCCCGGCTTCGCGGTAATGGGTCACTCAAAGGATATGACGAATACGCCCATACGAACAATTTTGGATTCGAGCCCGCGAGCCAAAACTTTTGGGTTACGCACCCAGACAACGGGTTGTGTTGGGACAATGCCGTATGGTGCGACGTTGCAGCTAAGCGCGCGAAATCCATCCCGTGGGTATCGGTGCCAGGAAAATGACTCTACCGACCGACCGCGACGCGCGCAACGCGTTGCCCGTGTGGGATGGCTGCATAGCGTATTTCCCCGACGCGTGGGCTGAGATTGCGAAAGTCTCGGTACTTGGCAACGCCCAACACGGGCTCGGCGCAAAGCTGCATTTTGCGCGCGACGTATCAACCGACCATTTGAATAAGGTCATGCGTCATTGCCTCGACCACGAAGCGGGCCAAGTGTTTGACGACGGCGGCCAAACGCGGCATCTAGCTAAAGCAGCGTGGCGTATACTGGCCGCCCTTCAAGTTTCTATTGAGGCCGACCGTGCCGAAACTTCGAGCCGACCCCCCGCCGGGCAGTAAAAGGCCCGTCACCGTGCCCGCTATCCATGCGTCGGCCGCCGTGCATGCGTGGTATTGGGCCGAGCTAGACGAGGCGATAGGCGCCATGCAAGCGCAAGTGACGCATCACGTTCTAGCCGCGTACGGGCAGATTGAGCCCAAAGAGTACGCACACGATACCGTTCGTAACCCATCGCTACTGCTCAAGGCCGCGCTTCGCAAATGGGGCGGCCTATGGGTTAGCAAATTTGATAAACTCTCGCTCGACCTTGCGAAAAAATTTGCCAGCAAATCGTTCGGCATCACTCAGACGCAGCTACGGGCCGCGCTGAAAGAGGCAGGGTTTACCGTTTCGTTCAAGCCCACGCCCGCGAGCGCGGCGGCCTATCAAGCCGTGGTTGCCGAACAGGTTAACCTCATCAAGTCGATCCCCGCGCAGTATCTTAAGGACGTTGAGAGCAAGGTATGGCAGTCGGTTATGAAAGGCGCCGACATGCACGCGCTGTCGGTCGACTTACGGAAAACGTATGGCGTCACGCGCGACCGTGCGGCACTGATTGCCCGCGACCAAAACAACAAAGCGAAAGCGATCATAGAAAAAACGCGGCGCGAGGAATTGGGGATCACGCATGCAATCTGGCAACACTCGGCGGGCGGCAAGGTGCCCCGCGCGACGCACGTTGCTATGAGCGGAAAGCCGTACGTAATCGCACAGGGCATGTGGGACAGCGACGAGCAGCAATACGTGATGCCCGGGCAGTTGATTAATTGTCGTTGCACAAGTCGTGCCGTTATCCCCGCGTTCGAGTCAATCGAGCAAGCCCGCGCGAAATCGCCGCGGAATACGACGATGTTACGAGCCGCTCGACAACGCGCTAGGTAATTCGCCATAATGAGGGCATGCGCAAACCCTCTGACTGTTCAATCGAAATGGACGACGCCGAGCTAGATATCGACTGTGCGGTCGGCGCTATGGACGAGCGGCGCGTCGTCATTGCGTTTGACCGGCGCATGGAAACGCTCGACGGCATTCTGCACGTATACGACTGCAATATTACGAAAGCGAATGTGTGCCCGTATCTCGGCTCGGAAATCCCGGACGCCGAAGCGTTGGGGCTCGACCCGTCGAAAATTTACATGCTCTATCGTGACGGCGCCGAGTTGCAGGCCGCCGTAAAGACGTACGACCGAATTCAATTGCTCATGGCACACGTTGCCGTGAATCCCGACGCGCCCCAACAATTCATCACGGTTGGAACAATCAGCAACGCTCGGTTCGCGTACCCGTATATCAAAGCAGATTTGACGGTATGGACGCGCGAAGGTATCGAAGCAATCGGCACGTCGGAAGCGCCCGGCAAGCAACGTGAGTTGTCTTGCGGGTACCACTACAAACCTGACATGAGCCCCGGAACAACGCCCGAGGGCGTGAAGTACGACGGGCGCATGACGAGCATCGTCGCGAACCACATTAGTTTGGTCGAAGCGGGCAGGGCTGGCCCGGACGTATGCGTAGCAGATTCCGTATTGACGCTCGTGTCAACGATGGTAAAATCTAAAGGTGGAAACCTGTAAAAACGGCCATACTGGGCAATTCAATAAATACGGTGCATGCAGACGATGCGCGGCGGATAACGTACGTAAATACCGGCAGCAAAACCCAGAAAAATATCGAGAGCGGGATAGGCGCCGACTTACAGGCCCTAACCGAGAGAAATATTTAGCGAAAGCTCGGGCCCGGCACACAGCCAACCGAGACGTTAATTTACGAAAAATGAAAGAGTACTCGGCCGCCAATCGAGCCAAGATAGCAGCTAGACAAAAAGCATACAGCCGTTTAGAAAGCACAAAAGCGCTTCGCCGCAGACTTAGCGGCCTGCCCGCCCCTACACGCCCCATGCCGGGCCACTGTGAATGCTGCCGTAAACTGCCAGGCAATAGGGCTATAGCATTAGACCATTGCCACGAGGCCGGGGCTTTTCGCGGTTGGCTTTGCTTCGACTGCAACACTGCCGTAGGAAAATTAGGCGACAATCTGCCCGGAGTCTTACGCGCGGTCGCGTATCTCCTAAAGCCCGACGTGCTCGTGGCTGACGGAGTGTTGACATTACCCCGACGATTACCATAACCTAGCGCAACTGTGATTTACCTTTCACTATCCCGCGAGTCCAAAACATGAAAGCATCGAAAGTCGCCTCCGTAGTCGCCGCCCTCATTGCCACGGACGCAAAGCCGACCGAGGCTCAGATTTTGGCCGCGATTATCGCCGCTGACAAAAAGGGCAAGGACGAGGGCGGCTTGGGCCCGGTCGAAATCGAAAAAAAGGACAAGGCCAAGGACGCGAAGGCGTGCGACGGCGACGACCCGGAAAAAACAAACGACGAGGAAATGGACGACAAGGCCAAGGACGAATTTCCCGAAAAGGACGACAAGGCCAAAGACGAAATGGAAGATATGGACGCCGAGGACGACGAGCAGCCCAAGAAATCCGCCAGCGGTAACGCGGGCGCGGGCGGCGCCGAGCCTGCCAAAGACAAAAAGGGCATGGACGCGGTTGTCAAGCGCGCCCTCACCGCACGCGACGCGCTGCACGCAGCCCGCCGTGACGTTGAGCCCGTCTTGGGTGTGGTCACGTACGACAGCGCGGCGCAGGTTTATGCCGCAGCCCTCAAGAAATTGGGCGTAGCGGTCGACGGGGTTGACGCATCGGCCTATCCGGTACTGTTCAAACTCGCACGCGACAGAATTGAGGTACAAACTTCGGCTATGGCAAGCGACGCCGCAACCGTTAAGACGATGGCCGCGGTAATCCCCGGTTACAACCGGCTCAAGTAAGTTTCACGAATCACGCACGTACATAGGACGCAGCACACATGCCCTTTCAGAACAAAGTCAACAACCTGCAAGCCCCTGGGGTTGCCGGTGATTTCGCAAGCACTAACCCGTTCGCGTCAGTGCTTGCCGGTCCCGGTGAGTATGTGGCGCCCGCTACCGGCATAGTCGTCGGTAACTTCGCGTGGTTCGGCCCCGCGGGTCAGGTTTCGCAGTCGTACGTGGCCGGGTATCAACTCGGGTTCGTCGGCCGCAACGAACAGGCTTTGATTACCCAATTTTTGGGCGAAACAACGCTGTTGATTCCGCCCGGTTTCATGGTCACCGCGTTCGCCGCGGGCGACTTTTGGGCGAAGTTCGAGGGCGGCGCAACCCCGGGTCAGACCGTGTACGCCGACAAAACGAACGGCTCGCCGATTGCCGCGGCCTCGACCCCCGCCGCTGCGTCGGCAACCGGCCTCGTCGGCACTAATGCGACGGTCGCCGGTTCGATTACTGCGGGCGTGCTGACCATTACGGGCGCCGCTACGAACGGCTCCGTGATGCCCGGCGACACGTTCACTGCAACGGGCGTCGAAGCTGGTCTCAAGATTGTGGCGCAGCTGACCGGCACGACCGGCGGCGCAGGCACCTACAGCGTGAGCGACCCGGCGGCAACCGTCGCAGCGTTCACTAACGGACAGTCGACCTTTTCCAGCTTCGCGACATTCTCGGCCGTCGGTACGGGTACGCTCGTCCCGGGCGATACGCTCGTCTCGGCACTGCTCGCCGCAAATACCGAATTGGGCGTACAGGTCACGGGCACCGCAGGCGGCGCCGGTATTTACAATATCACGCCCGCGCAGGCTGCGATTGCATCAGGAACGATCACAACCGCGGGCGCCGTAGCGACTGCGTTTGTTGTCGGCGGCACGTACACCGCGGGCAATGGCGAAGTCGCCAAGATCACCACGTACTAAGTTTCGACGAAAACAGGACAAGCACACATGACCCGCATTGCAATCGATCACGCCGACCTCGGACGCCGATACGGTATCCATTTCATGACCGGCCTTATGCAAGAGGCCCGCGGAATGTCCCTTATCGACAAGTCGGTAGGGTACGACGCGCAGCCTACGCTGATTACCGCGGCCAATGCGGGCATCCCGTCGCTGTTCACGACCTACGTTGACCCGGCGATTATCGAAGTTCTCGTGAGCCCCACGAAGGCGGCCGAGCTTTACGGCGAGACGAAGAAAGGCACGTGGGTTTCCGATACCGCAATGTTCCTGATGGCAGAACGTACCGGCGAGACTGCCTCGTACGGCGATTTCAGCCAGGACGGAATGTCGAACAGCAACGAGCAGTTCCCGCAGCGTCAGAGTTACCACTACCAGACAAACACTCGTTGGGGTGAGCGTGAGCTTGCGCGGGCCGCCGAGGCGAAGATTGACAAGGCGAATCAGGTCAACATGGCGTCAGCGCTCACGTTGAAGAAATTCCAAAACGCGACATACCTCTATGGTGTGGCCGGTTTGCAAAACTACGGCGGCACGAATGACCCCTCATTGCCCGCCCCGATTGCCGTGACGGCGTCGTGGTTCGGCGGCACGGGCGCGGCGATTTACGCCGACGTGTTGCGCCTCGTGCAACAGTTGATTTTGCAAGGTAACGGGTTGATTGACGCTGAAACGTCCATGACAATGGGTATCAGCCCGGGCAATGCCGTCAATTTCAACAATACGAATCAGTACAACGTCAACGTTTACACGCAGATCAAGACGAACTTCCCGAACCTGAAAATTGTCACGGTTCCCGAGTTTGCATTGAACGGCGGCGGCGGCGCGGGCGGCACCGAATTCGTGCAGTTGATTGCCGAGAATATCGAGGGGCAAAAGACCTGCGAGGCGGCATTCACCGAAAAGATGCGCGCCCATGCGATTGTTACCAAGACCTCGTCTTGGGAGCAGAAAAAGTCTCAAGGTACTTGGGGTACGATCATATACGCCCCGTTTGCAATCGCTGCGATGGTCGGCGCCTAACCCGCGCCGTACTCAACGTGACTACTAGCGCCCTCTTAGGCTCCGTCGGGGCTTACGAGGGCGCCTTTGCATCAACCCCCCTACAAACGAACCTTGAGATACGCGCGCCGTTCGCATCGGTGCTCGCGGGCGCAGGCGCGGCCGTATCGAACAAGCCCGGCACAATACAAGGTCGATTCGGTTGGCTGAGTCAATCGGGCGTCGTCAATAATACGCGTCTCGCGGCACCCGACCGTCTCGGTATCGTGATCCCTTACCGTTCAATCAATCCCACGAACGGCGGCGTAGTGGGCGGCCCGCGCAGCCTTGCAGGCCCGCAAGCATCGTCTACGTGGGAATTTATCGACTACTCGGTATCGCCGCCCGTGTTGCGCGTACGGCCCGGGCTCGCCGTGACTTTGCACGGGCGCGGTAATTTTTGGTTACGGTTCGCCGGGGGCGCAATCCCAGGCAACACCGTATATGCTTCATTGGTTGACGGCTCGGCCGTCTCCGGGCCAACCGACAATGCCGAGCCTACACCGTGGCTTGTGTGTTCCATCGGGCCGCCCGGGCAATTGGCGAGAGTTTCTACATCTGCATTTTTCACACCATAACGGAGAGATAGACATGGCGAACGAAACGGTAATTATCGGGTGCAAGCTACCCTCGGGCATTATCTTAGAGGTCGGGTATTCGGTTGACGAGAAAACGAGCATTGTCAAGCAAGGCCCGAACTACAAAAAGATTGCGCTCCGCGGCTGGCATGCCCACACGGCCGAGGCGCGCAAGACCGGATTGCAGCTTCCCGCCGGTATGAGCATGCGCCCATTCCTTAACCGCGGGATTGATAAGGCCGCTTGGGACGAATGGAAGCGCACGCACGCGGGCTCGTGGTTGCTCAAAAATGAGATTTTGTTCGAGGCGAAAGACGAGGCGAGCGCAGCGTTGCGCGTAGCCGAGGGCGACGACACGCCCGCGCCGTTCGCGCCGATTGACCCCAAGAAAACCCCGCCGGGCATCACGAAGGCGGATTTCGCAACCGAGAAGGCGTAAGACCATGCCCGTGAATCCGTGTGTGACTGTCCAGCCGACCTACGGCATAGTCGAGTTTTCGGCCGCCGAGTTTTTGGCGTCGTACCCGGAATTCACGGGCATCAATAACGCAAGCCCCGCGTCACTTGCGAACGATTTTGTAGGTGCCACGTTCCTGCTCAACAATACGTGTTGTTCGCGCGTGCCGGATGCTAATCAGCGATTGTATCTGCTGTACTTGCTCACGGCGCACATAGCAACGATTTTCCAAGGCACGAACGACGCGGGTATAGGCTCGCCGGTATTCTCGGGCGTGGGCTCGGTCGCTGGCCCTGTGCTCACCGTGTCGGCCGTCAACGCGGGCGCGCTCGCGGTCGGACAATCGCTGTATGACGGCCCGAGCGTCGGCGGCAGTCTGATAACCCCGGGCACTGTGATTGGCAGCCTCGGCACGGGTACCGGCGGCGTCGGGACGTACAACCTCAACTTATCGCAAACGGTCGCATCTGAATCGTTCATAGTTCCGGGCGTGCCGAACATCTCGCCGCCACTCGGCATCGTGGGGCGGATCAATAACGCTAGCGAGGGCGACGTATCGGTAGCAAGTGAATGGAGCGCGCCGCCGAACGCGAATCAAGCGTATTTCGTGCAAACAAAATACGGCGCGCAGTATTGGGCAATGACGAGCCGCTACCGTACCGCAATGTTTATACCCGCGCCCGCCAGTGCGTACAACCCAATACCGGGGCTCGGCGCCCCGTGGAATGACAATGGCTACGGTCAATAAGGTCATTGGCGGTAAAAAGCTATCGCTCGCGCTCGGCGCGCTTGAGAAGAAAATAACGAGCGGCGGCGTGCTGCGCGTGGGGTTTCTTGAGAATGCCAAATACCCCGCCAAGCCTCCGTCGAAACGATCAAAAGCGAACAACGCGCAACCGCTCAACGTCGCCACCGTGGCGTTTTGGAACGAATTTGGCACGTCACGCTCGCCGTCGCGCCCGTTTTTTCGTAACACGATCAAACGAGAATCGCCGATGTGGGGCGAAAAGCTAGGCAAAGCCGTCATAGCCACGGGGTACAACGGCGAGGCCGCGCTACGTCTGCTCGGGCAGTCAGTGCGTGACGATATCGAAAGCGAGATTGCGCAATGGCCCGCAGACAACGCGAAATCGACCGAGGCGGCCAAAGGGTTCAATAAAGGCTTAGTTGACACGGGCGTCATGCAACGCGCGGTCGATTATGAGGTTGTGAAATCATGAATCTGCATGGCATCGTGCGGGGGGCTATCAATTCGGTTAATCCTGACCGCACGGCGCTATATTTCGCGTCGACCGGCAACACGGTGAACGCTGACTTCTCGCAGACGCCAGGCTATGCTCCGGGCGTGCAGGTCCGCGTGCAGATTCAGCCCCTCGGGCGTGACGAGCTAAAACACGTCGAGCGGTTGAACTTGCAAGGCGTGTTTCGCACGGTCTATCTGTTCGGCAACGCGCAAGGGGTCATACGGGTACTTGCGCAAGGCGGCGACCTCCTACAGTTCGCGCCGTTCCAAGGGCAGGCCGTGCAAAATTGGAAAATCGTTTATGTCGACGGCCCCTGGAACGTCGAACAAGGCGGGTGGACGAAAGTTATTTGCGTTTTGCAAACGGATGCACCATGACAGCCGCTACCGTATCGCCGACAGTCTCGCAAGTCATTACCGCGCTCGGTAATTTCATCGTGGCTCAACTCGGGCTCGGCCCCGGGCAAGCTACCCGAGGGTACCCCAACCGCGTACCCATGCCCCCAACCGCGCCGCCCACGGGGTATCCCGCCGGGTTTGTGGTCATGACTGAAATGACGAAGAAACGTCTACGGACGAACGTCGACACGTACTCAGCCACGACGGGCGCGCCGCCCGCGCCCGGCCCCGTAACGGCTGAGCAGGGGCAACAGCTTGACGTGCAAATCGACGTATACGGCCCGAATTCGTCGGAATGGTCCGACATACTGACGACGTTGCTACGTGACGAGGTCGGCTGTATCGCGCTCGCGCCCGTGTGCCAGCCGCTATACGCGGACGACCCGATACGCGCCCCGCTCACGAATGCCGAACTTGAATACGAGGACCGATGGATAGTCACGGCACGGTTGCAATATAACCCGGTCGTCACGACGGCGCAGGAATACGCCGTCACGCTCGGTCCGGTAGACATTATGTTGCCGATATCCTAAACTCTCAAATCATTGACCATAACCGAATTCCGTCCGTGACGCACGTCTAGGAAATAACACATGACCGCATCAATTCCAGCCTCGGCCCTTGCAAATGTCATACCGGGCGTGCTTTCCGCGGGGGGCAATCCGCTCTCTCTCAATTCTGTCTACCTGACTCCCGATACCTCAATTCCTTATGGCGCCGTGCAGGCATTCGCGAGCGCGACCGACGTGTTGGATTGGTTCGGCCCGGACGCCGCTGAAACGATTCTCGCGAACGTGTACTTCGCCGGTTTCATCAATTGCACCGTATTGCCGGGTACGTTGTATTTCGCGCAGTACAATACGGCCGCAATCGGCGCCTATCTGCGCGGCGGCAGTGTCGCGGCGTTGAGCCTCGCGCAGCTTACCGCGCTGTCGGGAACACTTACCGTCACTGTTGACGGCGTGGTCATTGCGACCCCGTCTATCAACCTATCGGGCGCAACGTCGTTCACGAATGCCGCAACCCTAATTCAAGCCGGATTGCAATCGCCGGGTTCGGTGTTCTCGGGTACCGCCTCGCAGGCCGCGGGCGTGGTCACGATTTCCGCGACGGCCTCGGGTTTTCTCACGGTTGGCGACGTGCTTAACGGCACGGGCGTTGAGCCTTCCAGCACTATCACGTCATTCGGCACTTATACCGTTCTCGCGGGAACGGGCACCGTCAACGTGAGCACGTCGGGCACCGTTGCAAGCGGAACGGCCACGGTCGCCGGTACCGCGACTTGCACTTATGACGTGCTCCGCGACGCGTTCGTGATTTCTTCGTCGACCACGGGGGCGACCTCTACCGTGAGTTTCGCGACTGCGGGCTCGCTCGCCAACGGGCTCAACCTGACGGCCGCCACGGGCTCTGTATTGTCTCAAGGCGCCGCGGGGATGATGGCGACGGTTGTCTCACAGACTCAAAATTGGGCGACGTTCATGACTGTCAACGAACAGTCGCTCAGCAATAAAGAGGCGTTTGCCGCGTGGTGCCAAACGCCCGCCGCATTGAATCGATTCCTATACGTCGCGCAGGATTCCGACCCAACCCCGACCGAGTCGCCGACGGCCTCGGGCTCGTTCGGCGCCATCGTGAACACCGCCAACGATACGGGCGTTATGCCCGTGTACGACACAAGCGGTTCGGGTGTAATCGCCGCGTTTCAGACGGCCATTGCCGCATCGATCAATTACAACGCGCAGAATGGCCGCACAACCGCTGCGTTCCGTGGTCAGTCAGGGCTCGCCGCGCAAGTCACTGACGCGACGGTCGCCGCCAACCTCATATCGAACGGGTACAATTTTTACGGCGCCTATGCGACCGCGAATCAGCAATTCACGCTGAATCAACCGGGTCAAATCTCGGGGCCGTTCAAGTACCTTGATACCTTCCTGAATCAGGTCTATCTCAACAGTCAATTTCAGCTAGCGCTAATGAATCTATTGACGACGGTCCCCGCCGTGCCGTACGTGACCCGCGGGTATAACCTGATTCGTAACGCGCTTGTCGGCAACGCAGCCACGCAAAACAGCCCGCCGACCGGACCGATTGAACAAGCTAAGTATTTCGGCTCCATCGTCGCGGGTGTGACGTTGAGCGGCGCGCAGTCGGCCGCACTCAATCAAGCGACCAGCGACCCGGGCGCAACGGCCACGATTCAGAATACCGGATGGTACCTGCAAATCCTCGACCCGGGCGCGATTGTCCGCGGCGGCCGTGGTTCGCCCACGATCAATTTCTGGTATACCGACGGCGGATCGGTGCAGAAAATCTCTATGTCCTCGGTCGACATTCTCTAAGGATCAACATGGCTACGCTTACATCTGCAAATTCTGAATTCGTCCTAACTATTCCCGACGTATTCTCGGCCCCCGTGATCCTGCAAGGCTATGCGACCGATGACGCGTTTGGTTCCGAGGATGTCAACCCGGTCGAGGCGAAAATCGGCGTAGACGGCAAAAAGTCGAGCGGGTTTACGCCGTATCTCGTCAAGATGCTGATCCACATTCAGGCGGACAGCCCTGCGAATCAGATTTTCGACCAATGGAACGGCGCATTGCAGGCGGCCCGTGACGACCTCACATGCTCGGGCTCGATTTGGTCTCCGTCGCTAGGGCAAGCGTGGTCATTGAATAACGGGTCATTGACTCGGTTCAAGCCGGTTCCCGACGCGAAAAAGATTTTCGAGGCCCGAACGTACGAAATCACGTTCGAGTCTGTGCAGGTTTCCAACGTCTAACATCTGACGCGAGTCAGCGGCGCCACCACGCCGGGGAGATTACGTGACACGTAAAGTCGAAAGGCTGACGATTCCGGGCGTCCGTTCCGAGGCGCACGGCGAGCGCGATAACGGCAAGACTTTCATCCTGAAAGAAATGGACGCGTACAACGGTCAGGATTGGGCGTTGCGGGCATTGCTTGCATTGGCCGCCTCGGGCGTTGAGATACCTCAAGGCGCGATGCAAGGCGGATGGGCTACGCTCGCAGGCTTTGGCGTGATGGCCCTCCTACGCGCCCCGTATGGCGCCCTAAAGCCCCTGCTCGACGAAATGCTAGGGCAAGTCAAGTATGAGCACGTCGACACGAAGGGCAAGCCCACGCAGCCGCAGCCGCTGATATTCGGCGAAAACTGCCAGATTGAGGAAATCAAAACTTTCCTTGTACTGCACAAAGCCCTGTTTCAATTGCACGCGGGTTTTTCCACGGCCGACGCTACCCCGACTTAGGGGCCGACGTATTCCGGGCGCGACCCGGCCGTATAGTCGATTACGTCAATTTACCGCCGCTCATCGGTATGGTAGTCTCATCGGGTAAGGCCACGCTCCATGAGTTACAGTCGGTCTATGGCGTGCGTGACCTGTACAATCTAGCCGAGGTTATCGGCGTCGACTCACACAACCGACGCGAGATATCCAAGGAACGCTAGAACGTGGCTACAGTCATTGATTCGCTCGTCGTACTGCTCGGCCTCGACGCCTCAAACTACAAGAAAGGCCGCGAGACAGCCGAGAAAGAAACCGCCGAAACTGCGCGCAAAGCGCAGGCGTCCGCCGATGCCATCACGAAATCATTGACCGAGGTCGGCCGTACCGTTGCCTCGCTATTCCTCGGATTCGAGTCAGCCTCGGGGCTGACAAAATGGCTTGGCGGGCTCAACGCGGGCGAGGCGCAGCTAGGGCGCACGGCCGCCAATATCGGCATGTCAGCCCACGAGCTAAACAAATGGGGTAGCGCCGTAACTCTCGCGGGGGGCAGTGCCGCTGACGCGCAAGGCGCATTCTCGCAGCTAACGAAAGATTTCCAAACGATGTCGACGGGCGCGGGGCCGCCGTCGGCCCTGCTTGAGTTGCTGCGTAATCGCGGCGTGAACATCCGCGACCAAAACGGCGCGTTACGGAATCAAGGTCAGATTTTTGAGGAGTTGGCCGACAAGACTGCGCAGTATGGCCGCGCCTACCAGATTACAATGTTTACGGCCGCCGGGCTCTCGCAGGGTGAGGCCGAATATCTCGCGCAGTCGAAAGAATTGCGAGCGGATCAGCTACGGCTCGCCGAGCAGAATAACAACGTCGACGAGGACAGCGTACGCAAAGCGCAAGAGTTGCAAGAGTATTGGCGGAACATCCAACTGCAAATCGAGGGCGCAGGGCAAAAAGTATTGCTCACCCTTACGCCGTACATCAAAGACGCTTTTCTGACCGTGCAAAATCTTATGGCCGCGTTTAAAGATAACGGCGGCCTGACAGCCGTGGGGTCGGCCGTTACCGTAATAGGTAACACGGTGCGTTCGATATTCAACGGCTGGAAAGCAATTCTCGACTTACTCAATAGCAGCTCGGTATTCAAAGCGTGGGATAAATACGTAGGGTATTTTACGGGCCTCGTGGCGAGGGGGCTAGCGTTCGGCGCGGGTGCGACCGATACATCCGGCGCCACGCCGACTGCCGCGACGCCCGCTGTACGGCCCGACCTCGGCATAGCGTACCGCAACAATAACCCGGGCAATCTACGCCCATACAAAGCCGGGCAACCCGTAGACGCGCGGGGTATTCGAGTATTCGCAAGTGCCGCCGAGGGTAAGGCCGCACTCGACGCGGATATCACGGCGAAACTTAATCGCGGGCTCGATACTATCGCAAAAATTGTGAATGTGTACGCGCCCGCCGGGGATCATAACGACGTGCCCGCATACATTGCCGCGCTGTCGAAAGATGTAGGCAAAGGCGCGAACGATCACTTGAGCGCGGCCGACCATGACGCAATTGTCAGCGGTATAATTCACCACGAGGGGGCGCAGTACGGCCCGACGCCGGGCGCCACGAGCGCAGCCAAGAATACCGCGGCGCCCGGCGGCTCGTCGACAACCGTGTCAGTCGGAACGATTCAGGTCAACGCACCGAACGCCGACCCGCGCGCCGTGGCCGAACAGGTACCATCCGCGTTGCAACGTAAATTTTCAGTGTCACAAGCTGACACGGGGCAGTCATGAGCCTCATAACTCAAGGTTGGGGCGCGGGGCTCGGAATCGCTATCACGGTGGAGATTCCGCAATTCCCGAACGTGGCGAATCTGCCGGGCGTTCCGCAACTAGCGCGCTCGCTGCTCATACAGGCGTCCGCGCCGCCTACGTTGGGGTTCGCCGCTAACCCGGATGTATTATGGCAGGCCACGCAGGCGGCACCCGTGTGGGGCGTGTTTGACTCTGACGGCAATCAAGTCGTGGTCCCTGACTCCGTAGTGGATTTCGGTTGGCGTGCTGAAAATCGCGTGCCGAATTTTCCCGTGCAAGCCGGACAATTCTCGACATACAACCGCGTCGGGTTGCCGTTCGAGTCGTCGGTTACGCTGAGCAAGGGCGGCGACCTCGTCGCGCGTTCCGTGTTTCTTGCGCAAATAGATGCCCTCGTGGCTCAGTCGAATATCAACTTATACACGATTCGCACGCCCGAAAAATCTTACGTAGACGTTACCGTGACCCGGGCCGAGCTATCGCGCCGAGGCAAAGACAACGCGTACTTTTTCGACGTTGAACTATATTTCGTGCAGGTCAATCAAGTCGACGCACAATACAGCACGGCCGTAACGCCGACCGCAGACGCGAGCGAGCCCTCGGCCGTGCCGCCCGTCAATCAGGGTTTGAACAACCCGCAGACGCCGACTACGGCCGTTCAACAATCAGCGCTGACGGCCATCACGCCGCCCACGCCTACAGGCTAGCCCCATGTTGCAGATACCCTTGAGCGCAGTACCTTCGCAGACTCTAAGCATCGTTCTCGACGGGCAGAGTTGCCAAATTGCCGTATATCAAAAGCAACCGATTACCGACGAATACGGGGTTGCCGCGGGGCTTTTCTTTGACTTGAGTGTGGGCGGTGTGCAAATCATCAATACCGCGCGATGTCTCGACCGCACGCCGATATTGCAAGACCGTCAATATCTCGGCGTGAGCGGAGAATTTATGTTTCTTGACACGCTTGCCGCAGAGGGCGGGCCGCCAAAATTCAACGGACAGCCGCCGTATTACACGGGGCTTAACTCTCAGTTTGTGTTGCTGTACCTATCGGCCGCCGACCTCGCGAGCGTGGGATACGATGGGTAACACGTACACATTCAAGAATTTGCGCGTGACGTTCACACTCACGAATAATAACGCCGTGTTCCCGGGAACAAATGCGAATCAGCTACAGATCGCGGGTCTACGCATGTCGGCAGTTATCAAAGGGTTGGGGCTGCCCGCATTTCCCGAGGCATCCTTGCGCATTTACGGCGTGGCACAGCAAGACATGAACGCGCTGGCGATTGTGCAAGTGCAGGGCGGAACGCCCGAATACACGCGCAACACGGTGCAAATCGAGGCCGATAGCGGTAGCGGCTACTCGTTTATTTTCTCGGGGCAAATCTATCAAGCGGGGCCGGATTACTCGGCCGCCCCGGAAGTGTGTTTGTTTGTTCACGCGCAGGCGTCGGGGTTCGATCAGCTAACGCCCGCCAACCCCACGTCATACCCCGGCACGGCCAACGTGGCCGATATCGCGCAAAGCATTGCCTCGAAAATGTCTTATGCGTTTGAGAATGACGGCGTGACTGGCACCCTAACAAACGCTTACTATTCGGGCACGCTCACAAGTCAGCTACGAAAACTGTGCGCAGACGCTGGTATATTCTGCGCAATTGAGAATCAAAATCTGCTCGTGATATCCCCCGCGGGCGTGGCTCGCGCCAATGTGCAAGCATTCACGTTATCCCCCACGTCCGGGCTCGTCGGGTACCCGGAGGTTTTGGGTAACGGGTATCTAAACGTCCGTGCGTTATTCAACCCGGGCTATCGGATGAATGGCCCCATCACGATACAAGGTAGTGACGTAGTGATTGATCCGATGCTACCTAAAACCCTTAACACGCTGGCGGATGGCGACTGGATTATCGGGCCGTTGACGCACACGCTTGAGAGCCAGAAACCGGGCGGCGCGTGGTTCACCGACATGAAATTGTATCCCCCGAATGCGGTGCCAGCAGCATGAACGCGGTAGGCCAAACCACGCCGTTTAGCGACGCGAACGAATACAACACGCTCGACTTCATCATTCAACGCGCGCTTGACGATTTGCAGACGGTATCTATTGCGCAAATCATGGCCGTCAATTCGGGCGCGCAGACGGTAGACGTAAAAGTATTGGTTAACCTCGTGACCGGGGCGGGAACGGCCATCAATCACGGGGTGATATCGGCGCGGCCGTTTTTCCGCCTACAGGGCGGCTCCAACGCGATTATATGCGACCCCGCGGTAGGTGATATCGGCGTGGTCGTTTTCGGCTCTCGCGACCTAACGGCCGTCATAGCTGCGAAAGGGCAAGCCAACCCGGGAAGCAACCGCCGGTTTGCGTGGTCCGACGCGATCTATTACGGGGGCGTGCTGAATCAGACGCCTACGCAGTACATCAAATTCGTGACCGACGGTATTAATATCGTTTCGCCGAGCGTCACGGTAAGCGCGGATATGAACGTAAATGGTACACTGCTCGGCGAAACATTGCAGGCCGGGAACGGCGCCACGGGCGAATTTACAACGGCCGACGGCAAGACCGTGACGGTAGTCAAAGGCGTCATTACGAGTATCGCATGAGCGCACCCTATTCGACATTGCTGCTAGACGTTGGGTTGTGGGATTTGACCCTCGACGCGTTCGGCAATATCGCCGTGGCCGCCCCGCCCTATGCCATCGCGCAGGACGTGGCGAGCGCGTGCCGTACAGTGCTCGGCGAGGTTTACTACGACACAACGCTAGGCGTTGATTATTTCGGTACGATTTTCGGGTACACGCCGCCAATTGCGATTTTCCAAGAGCAATTTGTGGCGCAGACGTTGACAGTACCGGCCGTTGTGACAGCCTCGTGCAATATCGAATCGTACGACGCGAGCACGCGCGAGACGACTGGGCAGATAGTTTTCACCGACATTAACCATACCGTACAGACTGTGAGCGTTTAGCATGACTGACACGACTAACGTACCCTCGCCCGTTTTTACGCCTACGGGGCTCGTGTTGCCGCAAGAGGCCGCGATACTCGAAGGCGTGCAGCAAGACTATAACGCGGCGTTCGGCGGGAATCTCAACCCGTGTTTTAATACC